CGGAAGAAGATGGGCCTCAGCCGCGGCGAAACCCCAGACGAGGCCGCGCTACAGGGCGCCACGCTGGGTATCCTCGCAGGAGTCACCGCGAAGGGGCCCGGCGGCCCCCGTTTGCGGGCGGAGCGCCCCGTGGAGCCGGGGGCGGTTCGCACGCGCCCGCCACGCAAAGAGGTCATCATAGCGCTTGACGGGGAGTCGCGGTCGGTTCGCTCGACGCCCCCGAGGACGGAGGCCGAGCACCCCGGAGCCGCTCGTCTAAAAGAACAGGCCCCAGGTGAACTGCGTCCAGCATTTCGCGACCCCGAAACCGGGGAAGTGAGGGCTGGGGGGTTGGAGCACTTTGAGCTTTTTAGGGGGAAATCGGTCCCAGAAAACATCCCCGACTCGTCTCTCGGTTTTTGGGATGTGGATGCTGCCCGCTTCCTTACGCCCACCGAAGCGTCCGCGCGCCTGTCTAAGCCAGCGAGGGCTACGAGAACAGGTGTAAAATCGCGCGTTGTGCGGGCTGCCGGAGAGCCGCGGCCGGTTCGCCTACTCAAACCCGAAGACGGCAAGCCGGCAGAGATCAAGATGCCGGGCGAAGAGATCGTCGAAGTAACCCTCAAGACCCCAGAGGCCGTCGCTGCCGAGCGCACGCTTGGCAAAGCCAACGAGTTCCTGGGCCGTGACTACTCCGATCTCGAACTGCCCAGCCACGCGATCAACCTGAACCTCAGCAAGATCACCGGGGAGGCCGACTTCAAGCGCGCCCTCGTCCAGTTGACGGAGGTTTACAAAAACGAGATCAACGAGGCCCGGCGCAACGTCGTCACGCACGAGCAGACAGCGAAGTTGGCAGACGAGCTCGGTCTCACCGTGGAACAAATGCTTGCCGGGCAGAAGGGGCAGGCACTAAACGCCCACGAACTACTCGCGACTAGAAGGCTGAACGTACAAATTCTCAAAGACTGGCACGCTGCCGGCGAGAAGATTCGCACCAAAAAGGCGACCGACGCCGACAAGGTTGAGTTCCTCCGCCTCACCGCGCTCGCAGAGGGGTCGCTCGCAAAAACCGAGGGGGCTACCGCAGAAGCGGGTCGCGCGCTCGACGCACTGAAAATGACCGCCGGCCCGTCTACCAGAGAGATGCGCGAAATGGGCGAGGCGATCAGGGACTTCCGCGGCAAACCCGGGGAGTCCCTAGAGGCTTTCGCCGAGATGGTTGCAGAACTAGACACCCCGGAGGGGCTCGCCGGGTTCGCGCGCCACCACCGGAAGGCGAACTTTGGCGACAAGCTCATGGAGGTCTGGATCAACTTCCTCCTGTCCGGCCCGCAGACGCACATGGTCAACATCGCCAGCAACACCATCGTTGCGGTTTCCGCGTCGCCGGAGGCTTACATTGCGGGGATGTACGATGCCGTCCGTAGCGGCGCGTCTGTCGCCCGCGGGAAGGGGCCCGTCAAAGACCGTGTTTTTATCCGCGAGGGAACCGCGCGCCTGTTCGGTGTGGTGGAGGGCTCACGGGAGGGTTTGGTTCTAGCGGCCAAGACAATGGTTGGGAAAAACACCATGCTCGACCCAGCCACCAAACTCGAGCAGCAGCGGTATCGGTCGATAGGCGGGTTGAAGGGGTCGGCCATAAGGCTGCCGGGTCGCGCTCTGATGGCGGGTGACGAACTTTTCAAGTCGATAGCCAAGCGGCAAGAGATCAACGCGCTGGCGATGCGAACCGGGCTCCAGAAGGGGTTGAGCGGCCGAGCGCTGGCTAGGCACACCGTAGAGTTCAAAAAGAACCCGCCCGAGTGGGCGACCGAGAGCGCCCTCAAGGTTGCCCGCGAGCAGACGTTCACCTCGTCTCTTGGCGAGCAAGGCACGGGAGCGCAGAAACTCTTTTCGCGCCCCGCTGGCAAGATAATCGTCCCGTTTGTCCGCGTGACAACCAACATCCTCAAGCACTCTGCGCGCAGGACGCCATTGGGTCTTGGCATGGAGTCCGTGCGGAAGGATCTGAAAGCAGGCGGCGCGAAGCGATCTGCTGCGCTGGCGCGGATAGCTTACGGCTCGTCGATTGCCGCGTGGGTTGCCAGTGAGTCCATGAAGGGCAACGTCACTGGGTCCGGCCCGAGCGACCCCGACCTCCGAAAGATGTGGTTCGCCGCGGGCTACCGGCCGTATGCGTGGCGCGTCCCGCGCGAGATCGCGGATAGGCTCGGGATGGAGGGCGACCCCAACCAGGACGCCTTTATTTCGTATGCGCGCATGGAGCCGTGGGGAACCATCTTTGGCATCGCCGCCGACTACACGCAAATCGCAGGGCACATCGAACAGAACGGCGCCGAAGACATCGCCACCGAAATCGCGTTTGCTATGGGTCGCAACATTACGTCCAAGACGTTTCTCATGGGCGTTGCAAACGCCGCGCTAGCAGCGTCCGATATGGATCGCTACGGAGAGCGCTTCTTCCAGCGCCTCGCGGGGACGGTTGTTCCAACGGGTGTCGCCCAGATAGCCCGAGTAGACGATCCCGTTTTGCGCGAGGTTCGGACGACACTCGACCAGATCAAGTCTCGAATCCCGGGGTACTCAGATACGCTCGAGGCGCGTCGCAACTGGCGCGGTGAGGCGATTATGACCGACCCGGGCTACGGCCCCGACATCCTCTCCCCGCTCTATACCCACCGGGCCGAACCCGACGAGTCGTCTAAGGAAATGTTCCGGCTGGGAGTCGGCTTGCGGTTGCCCCAGCGCAAGGTTGGCGGAGTCGAGCTGACGCCGAGGGAATACACCCAGCTCCAGAAAGAAACCGGCGAGTTCGCGGGCAGGGCCATCGACGTGGTGGTCAACGCGCCACACTATCGCGCGCCGCAAGTCACAGACGGGATGCGGGTGAAGTGGATTAAAGATGCGTACACGCAGGCGAAGGAGGACGGTAGGGCGCTCGCGCTCGTTCGTATCAGCGTAGAAAGGCAGCTGGAATCCCAGCTAGACAAACTTGCTCCACTCTTGAGGTAAACACCATGCGCAACAAAGAACTACTCACTCTGGTCGCCGCCCTCATCTGGATCGCGGCGCCCGCGGCGGCGGAGTCCGTCTGGGTCACGCAACCCGGGGGCACACAGCCTTGCAGTTTCGCAAGCTTCCTGTCGATGTGCTTTTCCGACTTCGATGCGGACGAAAACAGCCCGCTTCTCAATACCAGCATGTGCGAGAACTGGTCGGTGCGTTTCAATTCGGATGTTGAGGCGACCACCTACGACACGACGATCAATGTTCGCTGTAGCCTCGGCACGACCGTAAGCGCCAACACGTCGGAGATCGTGAACAACGCGACGCTGACCGGCGACCCGTCGACCGGGCTTGACGTGCTCGCGGGCTACGACTGCCCGCTGATCTACATAGACGTGGCGAGCTACTCCTCCGGCGACGACGCCCGCGTTTCCGTGCAGTGCTTCAAGCGCGCGGCCAAGTGACACGCTGGTCCCACATCGCGCTGGTGCTCTTGCTTGCTTTCCCGCTGCTGGGTGTGGGGAGCAAGAAGGTGTGCGACGGTACATGGAGCCCGACGTTCTTCGGTACAACGACAGTCGACCACCTTCTTATCGGGGGTTCGTTGGGCCTTGGAACGTATGAGTTTTTTACCGTCAACGATACAACACCTAGCGTACTTGGTAGCGCTCTCTGGAAAACCGCGATAGGTCACGGTGCAGTAAACTCCATTACAAACTTTGACGACGGCATACAGGGTCAGTGGATTTCTATCCTGGATCAGAGTACGGCCGACATCACTTTCATCTGTGGAGGGACACTGTCATGCGGCTCCGAGAATCTTATAACAGAGATTGGTGATACAACAACATGGCTCTTTAATGGTTTTACCTGGGATCTCAAACATGTCCAAGACATAAGTATCGACAACAACCCCAGCTCTTTTCTCCCCCTGGCTGGCGGCACAATGACTGGCGACCTCATCTTCAACGATGACGTGAACGCCACCTTCGGGACCGGCTCCGACGCGACCATCTCCTATGACGACACCAACCTTCTGATCGACCCCCAAGTTGTAGGCTCCGGCTACACCGACTTCACGGGTGCGATCTTCGTAGCCGAGGACGAAGATGGGTCTGCCTATAGCCGCTTCGGGGGGGCCCCGATAGAAACCAACCCTAGCGCTACGATCGATATGCTTGTTTCCCGCAAGGTGCAGACGGGGGATACCGGATCACGTCGAGCGGGCTTGTTTGTCACTGACGTAGCAACCGATGATAATTCAACTACCAGCCAGAGCTTTGGCGTTAATGCCTTTGTATACACAGCAGAAGCAAACGATGGGGACCTTACGAGAACCAATAACAGGGTCGGCAGCGCCGCAGGGGTGAGGGCTGGACTCAGGCACCGAGGGGATGGGCTCATCAGTCTTGGTGGTGCGTTTGCTGGTCGAGTAGAAATTCAAGGCGGTACGGAAGACGGAGTTATAACCACCGCCTACGCATTTCTCGACGAAGGTTGCGACGGCGGGAATGGCGCCCTGGGCGGGATTACCAACTGTAGTGGACTCTTGGTTAAAAATTCATCCGGGGGCGCTACAACTGTCGGCACCCAATATGGAGTCCAAATAGAAGACCTGTCCCACGCTGTTAACAGCTATGGTATCCGAGTCGGAGCCACCAACAGTGGGGCAATCTGGCTCTCAGGTACGGGTGGGACGGCGGTTGAGGGGATTCAATTCGGTAGCCCGGACACCAACCTCTACCGGAGCGCAGCAAGCACCCTCAAAACAGACGACAATTTCATAGCTCTATCGCTCTCAACAGGGGAGTTCGAGGTAGAGGACGACGGCGACACCTTCTGGGTTGGCGACGGGACCGGCGTTCCCTACGGTGCGATGTACCAAACGGGTGGCTCGACCTTCACAACCACCCTAACAGATCAAAGCACTTGGTATGAACTCGACGCAGCAACGACTAACATGAATGCGGACGAGTTGAATATGGTTACATTCCCAGATGACCATTATATGGAAGTCGCGAAGGCGGGGCGGTACACAATCCTATACACAGCGTCGATTGAAATCAACAGCGTGGCGGGTGGGGCACAGCACATTGAGCTTGGCATCATGATCAATGGAACCGAGGTAGTCCCCGGTCCCGGAGTGTCGCATTGGAGTTTTGCGGCAATCTCCACAGAAAGTGCGTACTCTGGGATCGCCCTACTCGACCTAAATGCCGATGACGAGATCAGCATAGGCGCGGTTAATGATTCTTCGGCCGGCAAGATATTGACGGTGGACCACTTAAATGTGATTACAACCATGGAAGGGGGCACCTAACATGCACAAGCTACTCACCATCTTCCTTCTCCTCGGCCTAGCCTCCCCGGCCTTCGCCCAACCCGCCGACAAGGAGATCACCCTGACCATCCCCGGGCCCCGGGTGGCCCGGATCAAACAACTGTGCGAGAGAATCCGGCAGGGTATGGAGGAAGAAGTCCAACCCGCCACCCTCGCCCTGCGCCCTTGTCTGCGAATGATCCTGTTCCAAGAGATCCGGCAGATGAACAGGTCGGAAGTCAAGCGGGCGGCAATCGCAAGCACGACCACGGAGATCAACGCCTTCGACGAGGACATGGCTGGCGTGTCAGGCCTGCCGCCGGCACCTGCGCCGACTGTGGCATCCACGCCGACGGCGACATCGACGGCCACGTCCACACCAACCGCCACGTCCACACCGACCGCGACGGCGACCACGAGGCTGTTCGATCCGCCAGACCCCACGCCCACCGGGAGTAACTGCTGCTTCGATCACGGCGGTACGGGCTGCGACGCCCCCGTCTGCAAGGCGACCGTGTGCGGCGAAGATGCGTTTTGTTGCGACGTTCGCTGGGACAGCGTGTGTGTCAGCGAGGCAACCGATTTCTGTTCGGTTTGTGATTGATGAAGAGGTTGGTCATGTGCCTGGTGTTGCTTGCTGGCCCTGCTTGGGGCGCTGGTGACGACAGCGAAGCGATCTGCGACACTCCCGGCGCTGGCTACATCTGCCTTTGTAGTGAGCCGCTGACTGGCGACAACGAAACCAAAACCGGCCGGTTCAACCCGGTTGGCGGATCGACAAAAGAGTGTGCCGGAGGCGAGGCCGTTTGGGGCCAGGCTCCGGCGAACTCCAGCGAGTTTATACAGTCGGTCCCCGCTTCGAGCCTAACTAACTCGATGACCGTAGGCGGTAGCGGCTATGTACTGGAGTTCACTGCGCGAGCGCGCTTTAACGTCGGCGACAACACGCGGACCTTTACCAACGGGACGTATTGCTCGCGGCACTATGCCTATTACGACTGGGCCTACTCATGCCCCGGTAGCGGTTCGTGCTCTTTGAAGGCGAACCGTTACGACAATAACGGCGGAGGCAACACCGTCGGGCTGCAAATGTCCTCAGCCCGCAACCCGTGGCGCATCTATTGGGCCTATCGTAATTCGACCGCTATGGGCGGGTGTGGGAACTCGGGAGATCCTCAGCCCGGAAACGCTTCAAACGGCTGTGAAACAAACGCGTCGACCTTCCTGCAAACAAATCCCGATAGCGTAAGCCGAGACGATATGTTCGGGTATTGGTCGCGCTGGGAAATTTGCTTTGACCATAATCTCACAGAAGATCAAGTGCTGACCGACCTAAACGACGAGTACGGTTCAGTGCTGACCTACCCGGGGTCAAACCGCGTCTACGCTCGGGTGAAGATTACTATGGTGACGGGGCCTGACGCCGGGTCAGAGATACTCTTGGGGCCATCATACGGAGAGAACTCCGTCTCGACGATCAACACAGGAACCCGCACATGGTTCGGGACGTCGAGAACGGGAGGCCCACCCGTTCTCGGAACGCCCGGGCCGTATCGAACCGTCTACAACATGGCGATGCTAAAGACCGCCGCCGACCCGACCTACTGGATCGGCGCCGCAGACGAAGCCGGAGAGGGCGCGGTGCCGACCGCAACACCCTCTGCCACACCCACAGTATCACCAACCTCAACGCCGGGCGGGCCCACGCCAACATCCACCGCAACGCCAACGACCGCGCCGACATCGACGCCCGGCGGCCCCACCGCAACGGCCTCGTCAACAGCGACACCGACGACCACGCCGACCTCGACGTCGCTCTCCTGTCTACCAGAAGGCTCTAGTTGCGCCGGCAACGCCACCTGTTGCTCCAATAGCTGTGTCCGTGTGGGCGCCGGGCACGGCCGCTGGGAATGTACGGCGCCGCCCGCCTCGCCGACGGCGACTCCATCCCCCACGCCTCGCGCGATCACCGTGCTGGCCGAAATGAACTTCGAGGGGGTCGGCTGTGTGGATCAACAGGGTGGTGTCGACGGCGACACCTGCACCACCACCGGGGCCTACAGCGCCGACTGCGCCAACGGAACCTCGGACTGCGACATCGGCGGCATCGGCAACGCGCTACTGAGCGGCTGGTCCGTCGGCGACGGCGACGCCTCTTCGATGAGCCTAGGCTTTGCTCCCACCGAAAAAGTCACGGCAGACTTCACAATACGCTTCCCGGCAGACACCAACAACGCCGTCGGCCCCGTGATTGCGGGCCTGAAGGATAGTGACGGGCTTGAAGTCTTTACCGTCATGTGGGCCCCGTCTCTCCAGAAGATACAATTTCGTTGTGGTAACACCGACGGCACCGTGGCTGTGTCGGGTTGGCAGCAAGGGGGAACGATACCTCCCGACTACAGATATTTGGGAGACGATATGAACCTGGACATCCGAATGAACTTTGACGGCTCTGGGTCGAATCCAGTCTGCACCTACTATGTTGACAGAACAGACCTGGGCGGCACAGAACCTGAGATAGGCCCCGGGGTTGGAAATGTCCTGAGGAATGACGGGATCCCCACAGGCGTTCCAGTACCGCTAGAACACCCGAACGGGGAAGGCGTCAATGCAGCCAGCTTCTTCCACACCGAAAGCACGCCCCTGGAAGCCTTCGGTTCCATCATAGACGACATCGGGATTTGCAACGCCGCCGTGAGTTTCCCGTCGCCCGGCTCTTCATGCCAAAGCGGCCCGGAGCCCACCGCGACGCCATCTGCGACACCGACGACCACGCCGACCGCATCGCCGACGACCGACCCGAATTGCCGGCGGGGCAGATGCTAACAGCAACACAGTGAGGAGTCAAACATGAAAAACAAAGAAGTCTTTGCGCTGGCGGCACTCCTTCCCGCGCTTCTCGTCTGCTCCGTGTTGCTCATAGGCGCGGGCAGCAAGAAGATCGACGACTCAACCGTCTGGCGCGGCCAAGAAGGCGAAACCATCAGCAACGTCATTGCCGGCGAGTTTAGGTTCATATCGGACAACAACGTGGACATTGTTCTAAAGGCGATCGACTCGGCTGGGGTTACGAATATGAAGCTATCGACCTCTGGTGCCGGAACGATAACGCTTGGCGAAAGCGTGAACGCGGGTGAGATCGTATTCCAAGGGAGGGACGCCACCCTTATCCAAGATGCGACGGCCACCTTCGGGGCGCCTAACGAAATGACCGCCGACCGCACGGTCCTCAACCAATACGTTGGTATCCCTAAGTTGAACGTGACCCACACGGGGGCGCTAGCCAACGGGACACTGGGGGTCGATGTGGCCAACCCGCTGTTGGCTAACTGTAGCGCGCCCGTCAACGGTTCTGAGGACGACGACACCACCAACTTCATCACGGGCGTCTCTAGTTATCAATACACCTTCGACGCCACGGCCGCCGAGAGTGACGGTATTGATTGCGACATCGGCTACCCAGAGGTCCAGGGGATGGATAGTGTGGGCTTCTGGTTCCGAACAGACACCGCTATCGCCTCTGGGGACATGGAGATCAGGCTCAAAGATACCGAGACAGACGAAGCCCAAGAGGACTTCCCGGCCGTCACTGTGGTGGACGAATGGCAGTGGATTGAGATAAGCGTCAACACTGACTGTGCGGCTGAGTGTGAAGGGGTAGACGGGTTCGAGCTTGTTGTGACATCCCAAGCCCCCACCAACCTCAATGACGTAGTTATCAACATTGACCAGATCGGTCTTTGGATCGCCACCAGCGAAACTCTGATCGGCGACATCCAGGTAGGCGGCCTGATTGACTTCTCAACCGGCCTAATCACCCCCGCCGCTGCGGGCGCACAGACACAGGCTGTCGAGTGGACTCATTACTTCATCAATTACCAAGCGTCGGCTGATGCGATCATCCCCATTACTGATCTCTCTGCGACTTACGGAACCACGCTAGAGGCGTTGAACTAGGGGGCGGCCATGTCGTACAAAAACTGGACCCAGGGCAGGCGCGGCGTCGCGGTTGGCGTTTCGATTGCGGTGATCGTCTTCGGCCTCAGGGCGCTACAAGGGCACTTCGCGCAAGCCGCCGACTCCCACGCCGCGACTGACCAGAACACAGAGATGCTCGAGCAGGTCGTCCTGTTGGTCACAGAGCTCGGCGAGCGGGCCAAGGCTGAAGATGTCGCGACTGAGCAGGACAAGAAGCGATGTCTACAGGGCAAGATCGTCGACCTCGAAATCTGCGGTGCGGCCGGGGTGGAGCCCGCGCTATGAGCGAGGCGTTCAACGCCGCGCTGGAGTTCCTTCTCGACCGAGAGGGCGGCTACGTCAACCACCCGAACGACCCCGGTGGCGAGACGAACCTCGGGATCTCCAAGCGCAGCTACCCCAACGAGAACATCGCCGGGATGACGCGGGAGCGTGCCGCCCACCTCTACCACCGCGACTACTGGTTTCCGAACCGCTGCGGGGAGATGCCGCGCGAGGTCGCGCTGCCGCTGTTCGACTTCGCTGTGAACGCCCCGGCGCGGTCCGCTCGGATCTGCCTCCAGCGGGTCGTCGGCGCGAAGCCGGACGGCGTACTCGGACCGATGTCGATGGCCGCGATCCGCCGGGCGATCGACGCTGACGGCGCGCGATGGGTGGGCCTCCAGTTGATCGACAGGCGCCTCCAGCGTTACATCGGCCGCGTCCGCCAGGGCCGATCGTCGGCGGAGTTTCTGCTAGGGTGGACGCGCAGGCTTCATCATCTGATCGTTGAATTGTACGAGGAAGGGGGAACACAATGAGACACGGAATCATCTTGCTAGCGGCGCTGCTGGCGCTGGGCTGCAACACCGTGAGCGTCAAGACGCAGGGCGCGGCGGGAGAACCCATCACCGCCAAGGGGAGCGGCGCGGGGCGCGGGGCCATCGAGCTCACCGTGGCGCCAGACGGGACAACGAAGGCCCTCGGGTGCTTCGATGCCACGAGCGACTGGCTGTGGCTCCGCATCATCCCGACGATGGTGGAGGGCGCGATCACCGCCTTTTTTGGGAAGGTCAACCCGAACCCCGGCGGCATCACCGGGCCCTCTGGGATTGGCGGCTGCGACAGCCTCTTCGAGCAGGGAGAGGAGTAATATGCGACCCCAAGACTGGCTCCAAGGCTACAAGACATACCTCTGGCTGATCGCCCTGTGCGTCTTTATCGTGACGACGGGGCAGGTGCCGGAGGGCACCGAGGGCGCCCTCGCCGGGCTAGACGAGGCATCCATCAAGGAGTTGCTCTCGGTGGGTGCCCTGAGCGCACTCAAGGCCAAGTGGAACCGGGTGACTGCGGGTAGCTGACTGGTCTGCCATTTTGCGAGGGGCCTTGCGGCCCCCGGTGCGTCTGGTATCACCCCCACACCCCCCAACACCGAGAAGGCTGAGCGGTAGAGCGGCCCGCAGGGGGTGTGCGTGAGCGATGACATTCTCGTCTGGGACATAGAAACCACGCCGAACATTGGCTTCTTCTGGGGCGCCGGTTTCAAGATCACCATTCTCCCGCAGGCCATCATCAAAGAGCGGCAGATTTGCGTCGTCGGGTACAAGTGGCTCGGACAGGGACCGGCTCGCTCGTTCACGTGGGGCAAGGACGCCGACGAAGAGACGATGGTCAAAAAGACAGTGGGTCTTTTGGACCGCGCACGCTATTCCGTGGCGCACTTCGGAGACTCATTCGACCACCCGTGGCTGCGCTCGCGAGCGATGTATTACGGCATCCCGATGGCCCCGCACTACGTCACGGTCGACACGAAGAAGCTGTTCTCCCGCTACACCTACATGAACTCGAACAAGCTCGACTACCTCGGGCAATACTTCGAGCTCGGGCGCAAGATTTCCACGAGTTACAAGCTGTGGGTTCGGATCACCACAGAGAACCACCAGCCCTCGCTGCGGGAGATGGCGCGCTACTGCCGCCAAGACGTCAACATGCTCGGCGAATTGTGGGAGTACGCGCGCCCGTGGTTCCCCGCACCCGACAGCATCGCCCGCGACGTCGCGTGCTGCCCGCACTGCGCCGGCTCCAACACGATCATCAGCAAGCAACGCCGCACCGCCGCCGGCCACGACAAGATCCAGTTCCAGTGCCGCGACTGCGGGCAGTACCACACCGTCGCCAAGAGCCGCTTCGACAAGGCCAAGCGCGATGCCGGCTGACCGCGACCCGACAAGCCTCGACGGCTGGACGTACTTCTCGATCTACCGCAACAAGGCCATCTATATCGGCAGCGAGACGACGAGCCACGCCTATGCCGCGGGCGACAGAGAGAAGGTCTGGGTGTACGACGTTTCGTTCGAGAAGCTACAGGATCAGCTCGACGAGATCCACGCGGCGGGGGGTTAGGCGTCGGGGGAGTCCCGCCGGAGCCGGTCAATCTCTGCCGCGATCAAGGCACCCGCACGAACGAGATTCTCAACCCTCGACTTCGGTTTGAAGTCACCTTGATCCCACGGCCACCCACGTGGAGCCGGGAGGTCAGCCGTCTGTTGAAGGTTGGCCGGGTCTAGGCTCAAGTAGCACCGCGCAGCATGCCACAACTCGCCCTCGAAATGATCATCGTCGTGATCTGCGTCCCACCCGATACTGTCGGTTTGTCGTTTACGCTCAACAGCGATCAGCTCGGCTCCATCCATCTCTCACCTCCCCCTTGAACGTCGGCCCGGGCGCCCCCGCCCACCCGGCGTTGATTTTTCGACAACAAGCTCGGCGTCAACCGCGTAGTATAGAATCGACAGCGGCGGGATCGGGGGAACCGGGCCCGCCAGATCATCGGGGGCAACGCCGTCGCCGTCCGTGATGTAGAGGGTGTACGCGCCCGGCTTGTTGGCCGTCAGCAGAAAGGTCATCAGGGGCATCCCGGCCGGGATGATGTCGCTGCGGCCAGTCGCGGAGGCGGTCCTGACGGTCCTGATCGCGTTGTTGATGTTCACCGTGAACATCCCCAAGACCCAACTCGACGCAGTGTCGACTTGGATACCGTTCCCATTCCAGCCGAACGTGATGTCGGTGGAGCCGAGCACGAGGTCTTCGTCGGCGGCGATGGTCACGACGATCCCGGTCTGCCCGGAGACGATCGGGCCCGGGGTGTTGATTTGGATTGCGAGGTTCAGGGCTGAGGCTGTGAGTGGCATGGCGAGCAGGGCGATGGTGTAGATTGATAGCCGTGGGTTCATGTGGTTACTCCTTTGGCTTCTCGTCTTTAGGGAGGGCAGCGCGGGCGATCTCGTGGATTGCTACATCGTATCCGCATCCTGTGGCAATCCGATCACGACACTCTTTCTCAATCTTCCCCAGCGCCTCTTTCAATTCTCGTATTTCTAGCGCAGCGGATACCGTTGTGGCGCAAAGCACATCGCCTTCACCCTCTAGGCGCTCAACCTCGTCGGCGAGCTGGATGGCAATCTCGCGCAAGCTTTGCAGCGCTTCTAGCTGCGCACAGTCTTCTATATCTTCCCTCGCCTTCTCCAGATCAACCGTCATCGGGTTCCTTTCGGAGGGCGGCTCGGTCACTGGGAAACTCGTCTAAGCCGAGCACCTTGAGTCGACCATCCAGTAACGCTTGAAGACTCGCCCGCGCGGTAACGTATTCCTCATCCTCCGGCATCGCAGCCATCCTGCGTCGCAAAAGATCGTTGGATTGATGAGCTGAACCGTGGGTACGAACAAGCTCTTGCAACGCCTCAAGTAGTCTGTCGCCTCTCCCCCTCTCGACGGCGACGGCGGCGCGGATCATATCAATAAAGTTCTTACGGACAGACTCCTTCTCATTTCTAATAGCTGACTCAACCAAGGCTGAGTTCTGTTTACCCAAAGATGTAGTTACTACATCCCAAATAAGATCCTCGAACCATCCATCACCAAATTCAATCTCATCTGCTGTAAGTTCGCTCATCGAACAAGCCTCCCCGCGTCGCGCTTCCCCAGCGATGCCACGCAAAGTCTTGGCTGCCTTTCGATAACCGCGAGCGAATCCTTGACCGTGCTCATTATTGTCTACTTTAGCTTGAGCCTCGATCTCGTCTGCTTCGGCCTCCATCTCCTCACAGGCCCGGATAATCTTCCCACAGGGGTCGTCGTCGGGTACTCGCTCGCTTCTTGTTTGGCCGTACCCATGTTTCGACGCTGCACGCTGACTAGTAGAGGGGCAGTTGTCTCTCATCGAACAGCCTCCCCACAAACGGTGACTCGGACGCAGCGGACGTTAATCATCGGTGGGCTCCACGACTAGGCCGCATTCAACGGTTACTGTTTCATAGCCGTATGCAGGTGGCACCTTGATTACGATCCGTCCCCAGTCCTCGGGGCACTCGGGTTCTTCCCAGAACTTAATCTGGTAGTCTTCGGTGCCCACAAAATACAATTCCGGATCTGGCTCAGGCGACTGCGCACCGGCCACCCCAGCCACGAGCAAGACTGCCAGGACACAGCGGACGTTAGGCATCGAAGCTGACCCCCGTGGTCACTCTCCAGCACCACGCATTGCGGTTGCAGTATTTACAGAACTTACAGAACTGCGAGGTGGCCGCGGCGGGCCGGTCGAGAAGCACGAGCGAGTCGACGATGGCCCCCGCCTTCTCGCGGAGTTCGTCGAAGCGGCCCTTGTCGAAACGGATTCTCTCGGCGTAGATCGAGTCTGGGGTCCAGCGTTCGTTCTCGAGCACGAAGTCGTTCTTGTTGAAGACCACGAACAGGCATGTATCCAGCCCGGTGTAGCCCATATACATCTGCACCTGATCGACGTACTCCGGCTTCCACGCCGCCACCCCGCACCCGCGCAGCACCGCGAACTGGCGAGCGTTGGCGCTCTTGATTTCGAGGAGCATATCGGGCTTCTCGCCGTCGGTGATCTCCCCGTCGGTGCGGCCCGATACCCGGTTATCAAAGTCGCTCACGCGGAATTGCTCGCCCGTTCGCCAGTCGGTTGTTCGCACAATGTAGCCACCAATACCGAGCAGGCGGGCGACATGCGCCTCGATCGCGTTGCCGTGCTCAAAGATCCCCAGCACGTGCGGCGGGAGCGGCTCGTCTTCGGGTATCCGATTCACCGCGGCCCACAGGTTGCGCGCGCACTTTCCGATCTGCGAAAGCGCGAGCCGGTCGCCGTGTCGATCGGCGTCGCGCTTCTCGCGAAGGGCCACTAATCCCTTCTCGATCCGGCGCGCGACCTGGGGTTGAGGATCTCTGAGCAGCGGCAGCGTGGGCATCAGAACGGAACGTCGTCGTCTGACGGCCTGCTCGGGGGCGCGTCTGCCGGCGGTGTGGCGGCGGGAGTGCTGAACGGCTTGTACTCGGCGATCACGTTCTCGAACCCCTCTGAGTCGGCATACTGCACGCGGTCGGGCTTCGCCCTCCGCTTCACGACCCGCAGGATGTACGGCTTGCCGTGGAGATCCTCGCTGCTCTCGATCCTGTCGGGTGTCGGGTGCCCGACGGCAAGCGCGAGTTGCTTGAGCCGGGCGAGTGAAATTTTCACCGCATCCTCACTCGGGTTCACGAGGTTGAGGTGGTCGAACAGCACACGCTTGCCAATGGCCGGGTCGAGGCACTGCTGCTGCAACCCGAGCACCCACCCGTTATTCTTGTTGTTGGGCTTGTAGGTGGATTTCACCACGATGAACGGGTACTCGCCCGTCTCGATCGACATGTAGTCCCCGCCGCCCCCGCTCATGTCTTCCTCTGTGACGCTGGACGTGTCTGCGTTGATTTGCGGTGCCATTTACGCTGCCCCCTTCTTGGCCTTCTTGGGTTTGATTCCCATTGCCGTCATCAGCGCGCCCCGGAGCGGCCCGAAGGGGTCGTCCTTGGGAACGTCGATTTCAATCGGGAGTCCGTAGCGGTTCTTCGCCTCGAACCCGCCCGTGTCTTCGAGGTGGAGCACCCGCGCCCCGCCCATCTTCGTGGTCGTTGTGACCTTGCGCCCCCGCGCACCTTCCTTTTCGAGCGCGGCCCGCTTGACTTCGAGAAACCCCACGACGTCGGCCCACTCGTAGAGCAGCGCGTTGGCGTGCTTGTGCAGTTTGGGTTGCACGGTGTCGTAGGGCGCGAGCACGGGGTCGGAGATGGTCTTGACCTCGTTGTGGCACAGCACACAGACGGTCATCCCCTGCCGCCGCAACTGATCGAGCGCGCGGAAAAAGCTGATCCAGTAGGGGTTGGCGAACGTGTACCCCTTGCCGTAGCCGAAATCCTCGATGTTCGTGTAGTTCTTCGTGCCCGCCTTCTCTTGGCAGGTGTGCGCCCAGACAAGCGGCTCCACATGGTCGATGGTGTCGACCACGAGCGAGCGGTAGTCGTGCTTCTCGTTGGCGAGTTCCCCGATCGCGTTCATCACGTCGATGTAGGACTCGGGCCGCGGGAGCGCGGCGACCTTGAGCACCCCGAGGCCCTCCTCGGCGGGGAGGAAGATGGGGTTGGTGAGCGACGCCCCTAGGGTCGACTTACCCGACCCGCCTTTGCCGTGAACGACGATGCGCGGCGGTAGCTGCGCGGGCGTGGCTGAAACCTGGCTCAAGAGTGCTCCCATGTGCTTCTCCTCTTATCAGTGTAGGGCGGCTCGCTGCAATCGCTAGGTTTGGTGGTGCGAGCCGCCCTGATTGTGCCGTTGGGAATCTCCCGCTGGCGTCATAGCTTTGATGTCAGTGAGCGCCCTATCAACATCGCTCTCCATCTCTACGGTGCGGCCGAGCAGCCCGCCATATTGATCCAATATATGCCTGCACCGACGGGCCATCCAGCACGCGCCGAGAACAAGGCCCACCAAGAGAACCACGAGCAATTGGGGCCACGATCCGAACATCACTCCCCCATCACGGTTTGCACATACTTCCGTGTCATCTTCTCAGCACAGCCCAGCGCGGTCATCACCCACCGATGCCGGTGCTGGCACATCTTCACGATCTTCTTGGTGCGCTTGTCTCGCGTGATGCCGACGTAGCCGCCGGCTCGTAGCGGGAGTCGGGATTTGCATTCGGCGCTGTATCGCGGGCGGGGTTGGCGTTTTTTCATGGGGTCGCCTGCTTAGGGAGGAGAGCGGCTCGGGCGACCCCGGCGCGGTTCTGACAGTACGCTCGTATTTCGTAGTCGTGGGTTTTTTGGGAGTCCCCGGCGGCTTCTAGCGACGATGCAGCATCTTCCACCACCCCTTGTAGCCGGATGTTTTCTTTCGTCAGCCAGTGGATCTTGACAGCCGCCTCGCTGGCAAACTCTGCGGTCCAATCGAACCACTGGAAAGGGCGCCCCCCCTCGTTAGACTCACAGCCGTTACAGCACGTCCAAAGAGGACGTTCGACCTCCACCTCCACCTCTTCTCCGGGGATGCCGACGGTGATTTTTTCTCGCAGAGGCGAAACACTCACGATCAGGGTGCCGCACTTCGCGCACCCATGATCGGAGTTCGCCTCAATTGCTCGCAGCGTGGCCGCGTCGTTTTGTAGTCTCTCGATCTCGCTCACAACGCTCCCTCGTTTTCCTTATTCCATGTGCATGGTTGGCAGAGGCCGTCGGCAATTATTTTTTCAGAGAAGCCGCACCCCGCGCACTGTTGCAGCACGGGCGCGTCGCTGTCGCGCAACTCGCAGACCGTCGGCCTGCGGTCGCCTCGATCGACGGCGGCTTGCTCGCAAACTTGGTGTGAGCATTCCGGGTACGCTGTCGGGTGCGGTGCTGGTTGCGCCATCTCGCCCCTCCGAATTAGACGAGAACCTAAGTCATCAAGGCGAGCGGCGCAAGGGGAGATGCCGCGAAATTAATTTTTTCTCCTAAAGGAGTGAAATTGGGGTGGAATCCCCATGATCGGCTCGGAGCAGCCGGTTGGCGCAATCCGCGCACGTCAGAACCCCCCCGATGATGACGTCGGCGAAATTCGTGCATCGCTGGTTGTTCCATCCTGATCGGTCGACTTCGCAAATCTCGAGCGGCGGGGCTTCGGGCATCACGCTCCTCCTATTAGAACGCCGACCGACAATCCGGCGAAGAAAATCGACACTGCGGCGAGCAACGCTGCAATCTGGAAATACGTCTGCGCTCTCATTGCGTCCTCCTTGGCCCCCCTATCGGCGGCCGGCGCCAGAACTTGAGCAGCCCCCGGTTGCGCTTTTCGCCTTCCTGTATTAGATTCCGGGCTAAATGAGTCGATACGCCCGAAACGATGTCCTGAAAACCGTCCGCACCTACCTGAAATTCACGCAGCGCGAGCTCGCCGAAGAGGCCAAGATCAACTCCACCTACGTCTGCCAGATTGAGACGGGCGCGAGGAAGATCGGGCACCGGGTTGCGTACCAAATCTGGACGGCGCTGCGGCCCGCGTTTGACGATCTCGGGCTGACGCAGGAGGATCTTTTGCGCGGGTATCGCGAGGTCGTCTGGTGAGGCATTCCCACGTAGGCAAGTGATTGACGCATCGGGGGGTGTGAGGGGTGGCGAGGCGAAAATTCCCGAGCGATGGCCGTCCTTGGTTTCGATGCCTGACGGACATCTTGCATGACCCGAAACTCAACGGGGACTGCCCGGTCGAGGTGGCGTGGTTCTTCCTGCGCCTGCTCGCGATACTCGAGGGCGCGAAGTCACAGAGTGGGCAAATCGCGCTCGACCGGCGCGGGTTGAACTTCTGCGCAGCCCGTGAACAGCACCGGCACGCGCTGCGTGTGGCTCGCATAGGGGCTGCACGCGGGCTGTACGCACTCTCCACAGACGGTGTGCACACGCTCATCACGGTCCCTAATTGGGCGGAAATACAGGGATACGCTTCCGAAAAACCCTCCCTAGAGGAGAGAGAGGAGAGAGAGGAGAAGAGAGAGAGTACCCCCGCGGCTTCGCCGCCCCTCGCGCCCAATCTCCCCCTCGGGGACGAAACCCCCAACCCCGCAGGGAAAGACACCCCCCAGAAGCTCGAGGATCGCCCAGAATCAACGAACAGCGAAAGTGATGCCGGGGTCCAGCAGCGCGGCGATCATCCTCCCGCCGACGCTGACGGTCCTGTGACCTCGGCATCTCGCCGCAAGGCGGCCCCGAAGCGCAAGACCCAGTGCCCGGAGGCCCTCACCGCCGAGCAGTGGTCGCGCGTCCACCGGTGGCGATCCGCGACGCACCCCGAGTTCAGCGACAAGGAGCTCGAGGCCCAATGGACGCGCCACTACCAGCACCACGCCGGCAAGGGCAACACCGGCCTCGACTGGGTGCTGAGCTTCTACAACTGGCTGACCGGGCCGTACTACACGCCGATCGTTGACGGCAGGCCAGGGCCGCCGCGCCCCACGCCGCCCGTCGTCAAGCGCGAAGAACCGCCGCCGCCGATGACGGAGGAAGAATCGGCCGCGATGAGCGAGCAGTACGAGAAGGACCGGATCAAATACGGCTTCCGGCCGAGGGGCTGGCATGACGCCGACCCGCAACCACAAGAGGAGAATTGAAATGAGCGACGCCCATTATGAGACCGATGAGTCACCCGAGCCGAAGGTAAGGCCGAGAAAAGTCACCCTGCATGACGCGGCGAAGGAGGGAACGGTTCTAATCCGGGTGAACGGCGCGACTGTCGCTGGGTTTTGTGTCGGGGACGACCACCTCGAACTCTTCAACGCGAACACGAATGTCACCGGCCTCGCTGCTTGTCCGCGGGGATTGCTGAAGACGAAATGAACAACCTGAAACCCAAACTCGCCGCCATGCTACGCCGCTGGGCGGCCCGACTCGCTCCCGCAGAGGTGCCGAAATTCAAACCGCGCGGGATCAAGAATAGAGACGAGCGCATTTGGCTCGCGGCGATCATCGACGGGGAGGGGTGCATCTTCATAAACAAGCGCAAGGCGGGGCAGCACAGCGGGAAGGGTTACGCCCGCCAGAGCGACCTGTTCGGAGCGGGGTTGCAGGTAGGAAACACCTGCCGGGCCATTGTTGAGCGGTGCAAAACCATTACCGGCAAGGGGTCGATTTCTCTGCGAAAGCCCGGCGATGATCTTAGGCGTAAACAGACTCTTTATTCTTGGGCTTGTACCGCGCGCTCGGCTCGTATCGTGCTCAGGGCGGTCTACCCCCACCTTGTAGCCAAGCAACATCAGGCGCGGCTCGCCATCGGATGCCCGAGCAGGGGTGAGGAGGCCGCGAGGGCACACGCGGGGCTTAAGGCGCTGCACGGCGGACACGACCCGCGCATTGACTTTTCTGAGCCGGTGCCAGGCTACGTCGAATTCGAGCCGGGCAAGGGTGTCTGTCAGCGCGGCCACAACCTCGCGCTTCCTGACGCGAAGTGTAGCAATGGTAGTTGCCGGGAGTGCAAGCGCGTTTCCGACGCAAGACGATACACCGGAGCAGGGAACACCACGAAGGTTCGGCGCCGCATGGCTCGGGAGAGCCGGCGGAAGAATCGAAGATGAGGAAGCGCGAACTCCGCGCTATTGTGACTGCGATTCTCGTCGGCGAGGCAGACTTCTATGAGTGCGGAGAGGGGGCGCAAATGATTGCAGACGACCTGATAGAGAGGACGCGCGACGAGCCGTGGCGGAGTCGTCTCCGTCGGTGGTGGAAGAATAGGGGGAAGTGATGGATATTGAGCAATTGAAGTTGATTCTTGAGACGATCGGCGCGGCTGGAGAGGGCGCGCGGGATCTAGCCTACGTCTGGTTTGGCCTCCAGTTTCTCAGGGCCCTACTCGACCCCGCGGTTGTAATCGTCCTAATCCTCACTGCGTACCACCTCATCAAAATGGTAGTACACAATGTCACCTTTCTCTCCCAACTCGGGAGACACCTGTCAGTTGATGCGTTCGAGCCGGCTGGGCGGAGAGTTATATTCGATGCGGTCAGGGCGGGTTTCGGTGGGCAGCGATGACCCGCGTAGCCATCGAGCGCCTCAGCCCTGAACATCAGGAATACTTGGCCCACGCCGCCGAGCGGGTCGACCACTTCAAGAAGCCGAAGGCCGACAAGCTCAAACTGATGGCCTACGGCGAGACGTTCAAGACGCAGCTCGAACTGGACTACGCCAACTACCTCGAAACGTGGCGCAAGGCGAACAAGATCGACTCGTGGCTCTACGAACCGCTGCGCTTCTCGCTCGGGCTTAACGTCAGCTACACGCCGGACTTCCTGACGGTCCAAGGTGACGACGCCTACGACTCGATGCGGAACATCTATGAGGTCAAGGGGTCGTGGCTCAGCCGCAACGCACGGGACTCGCGCACCCGGCTGAAGATTGCCGCGACGATGTATCAGTGGTTTAATTGGTACGCCGTGACGCGCGAGAAGGGCGTGTGGAAATTCGAGACGATCCGCGAGAATCATATGGAGGACCAACCATGAGCACCGAGCTACTCTGTAAGCTGACCGACCAGAAGATGCAGACGTACGGCGGCTACCAGTGGACGTTAGGCGAGTGGTCCGAAGCGGACGGGGTGTTCGAGTTGTGCGGCTCTGGTTGGCTGCACGCCTACACGCACCCGCTACTCGCGGTGCTGCTCAACCCGATCCACGCCGACGTATCTAGTCCGCGCCTATTTGTGATCGAGACGGATGGCGAGCGCAAGGACGACCGTGGCCTCAAGGTGGGCTTCACGCGGATGCGGCTGGTTCGAGAGATGCCGCTGCCGACGATGACGCCAGTGCAAATCGCCGCGTTTGGGGTTCTGTGCGCACTAGAGGTCTACGGCGGGCCAAACTTCGCCCATTGGGCTAGGGGGTGGTTGAGCGGCGAAGACCGATCGCCAGGCTCAGCGCGCTTGGCATCGGGCTCAGTGCGCCCAGTATCTCCGATATACTCGATATACTCGTTAAGCGCGGCGAAGCGTGCGGCAGATCACACAGCGGGCCAAGGGGACTCGGCGAGCGTGGCGCACTGGGCTGTACGCTCGGCAGCGTATTCGGTTGATTTGATTGCGCTAGCCAAGCGGTCGCTGACGGCTGCGAAGGAGATCACATGACACTTCGACGACAACTCGCCTGGGCGAGACTCGAAAAGAATCGGGTAGAGAGGGGCCAAATCCAAGCGGAGACGGCGCGCATCCGTATGGACACATGTAGGATCGAGGCCGAGATGCACCGGGCCTCGATTGCGTGGGACGCCACGATTGAAATGTTGTGTAGGCGGCGCGAGGCCGAGGCGCGCGACGACACCAAGGAGGGAACATGATCTCCGACGAGCAGATCAAGGAGGCGGTCGATGTGAGCCGCCGAGTGGTGCAGGAGAGCGCCAAAGAAGCGCCGTTTGCAGCCATCGACGCGGTGACGCTAGGGTTGCTCATCGCCGAGGCGTTGCGCGAGGGCGTGATCGACGTTGAGGTGATAAACTAATGGCGGCTGACGCCAAGCGCGAGCGGAGCCACGACGCGAAATTCGATGCGCGCCCGCACATTCAGCCATGCCCGATCAAGGGCTGCTCGTCGCAGATTTTATGGCGGGAGGTGACGGAAACCGAGAGGGGCCGTAAGCCCGCGCGCCCGCTGCGGACGATCAAGCACCGCTTCAGGAGGTGCTGCGTGTGTACCGCCAAGGTCCACTTCGAGAACCAGATACTCAGCAGGAGGCGGCCGTGTCTGACGGTGAGGGGCGCGACGAAGATGCACTGATCGAGAAGCGCGTCGAATACAGGCGCCCCCCGCCGCGCGTCTGCCCGTTCTGCGGGCTGGAATTTGAGGTGGCGTGCAACCGACGCGGACGTCGACCAAAATACTGTAGCGTCGCGTGTAGGGTGGCCTATTATCGAAGGGGCGGGGCGCTCCAACCCCAACCGGGAGCCTATTACAATGCAACCAAATAAAGATAAAGAAACTGCGCTGATGAGCGCTAGGGCCATGTACTCCGCGTCAATCATGTGTATGCTCTTGGCTGTGGCTCCCGATATTCAGGGCACAGGCAACATGGTCTCATTTACATGCGCAATCGGCCTGTTCTTGCTTGCAATTTTCGAGGAGCGCGCCAATGCCCGAGAATGAAGAAACCGCGCTGATCGTCCCTGAGGCCGAAGAGGGTTGGGCCAAGGTCCAAGCCTCGGCGCTGGGCGACCGCATGAAGCGTGCGCTGTATCGCGTGGCGTGCGGGGACGAGTTCCGGGTTGCGTCGAAGTCAGTGGGCTACACCGGGCACCAAGATGTCTACCGCTACGCTATTCGGTTTGGGCTCGTGGACATCAGGACCACCGCGATCATCAACAAGGACCGGCGCATCGCCGACCTGGCGGGCGCTGAGATCGAGGTGCGGCTGCTCGACGAGAAGCAGCTCAAGGAAATCTCGATTCAGCAACTCGGGGTCATCAAGGGCATCTCAACCGACAAGATCCTCGCCCACGACAAGGCCAGCACGGACGACGGCGGCGACTACATCTCGGCGCTCGAGGCGATGGCCGCGCGTGTCGTCGAGAGCGGCGTGGAGATGGAACTCAAGGTTTCGATCAAGCCGGCGGCACCGCAGGCTGCGGTGATCGAGGCGGAGACGATTGACGTGACGCCCCCAAAAGGGGCGTGAGGAAGAAGTGCGCAAATTTAAGCTGACGTCAGATGATGTCCGATTCACGGGCGACACCCACTTCGGGCATGCCAATATTATCAAGTTTTGCAACCGTCCATACAGGGACGCAGCCCACATGGATGAGCAACTGGTAGCCAACTGGAATGCGAAAGTGTCACCCGACCAACTCGTGTTCCACGTCGGGGATTTCGCGTTCAGGAGCGCACGGCGCTCAGTGCCCTATTATCTCGAACGCCTCAACGGAACCATCATCCTCATTCAGGGCAACCACGATCGACCGGCAGACCTGAAACACTTTTCCGAGGTTCACGATATAGTGGAGGTGACGGTCGACGGCCAGATGATCGTGCTGTGCCACTACGCCCTAATGGTATGGAATCGGGGCCACTATGGGTCTTGGCATCTTCACGGCCACAGTCACGGCACGCTACCGACGAGATTCAATCAGAAGGTGGAGGACATCGGGGTGGATTCATGGGCCTACGCTCCCGTCACCTTTAAACAGGTGTCGGCGATTATGCTCATGCACGAGGCGGAGACGGTGGACGTGACGCCGGAGGGGGTGGACGATGAGGGTTAGAAAGAGGCCGATCGAGGTCGAGGCGTGGCACTACAACCCCCGGGCCGACACGGTTCGCTCGGTGCGGCCTCCCGCGCCCCACTATCTTTTGCGATGGAATCGCTGGAGGCATTGCTGGCAAATCAAGACGCTCGAAGGGTGGTTGTCGATTAGCTTGGGCGATTGGATCATACGCGGCGTCCACGGCGAGTGGTATCCCTGTAAGCCAGACATTTTCAAGGCGACCTACGAAGAGGCGTGGGTAGGCGCGCGGGAGGAGAGCGATGGCTGACGTCCACTGGAACGTGAAGTTCGGCGAACCGCACCGCGTCACCGCCAAGCCGGAGGCTGGGGTCGAGTTGATCGTGGAGAGTCTGCCGCCGTCGAAACGGTGGGTGGGCAGGCTCATCGTCAACGGCAAGGCGGCGTGGAACGGCTTCGGCTTCAAGTTGTCGTCTGAGGCGAAGAACATCACCGAGGGGAGGTATCGAGGGTGGCGAAAGAGACAACTGTGAGCCAGCACACACCGGGGCCGTGGAAGTGGGAAAGCCTGGTCGACACACACAGCTTGGAGCCAGACGTCCTGAGCATCTACGAGTCACACGGCGGCGGGATGGCACCAGGAGAGGCCGACGCTCGGCTGATCGAGGCTGCGCCGGACCTGTTGGCGGCGCTCAAGAAGATCCGAGACGAGCCGATTTCAAATCTGTCGATCTGTTTTTTGATGAGGGAGATCGCCCACGACGCCATCGCCAAGGCCACCGAGGTGAAGCCGTGACCCGCCAAGGCTGGCAGTGCCCGCTGTGCGAGGTCTAGCCGTGGTAGGCTCGCACCGCGCTGAGGACCGCCTCGCGCATCCACTGTGAGCGGCTCTGCCCCGCAGCCTGCGCCACCCTGTCGATACTGTCGCGCGTCTTCTCGCGCACGTTGATCGGAACAACCACGTAACCACCGTCCGCGTGCGGCGGCGGCCCAGGCTTGCGTCGAGTTTTCGTCACGGTCCCCATGCTGCCTCCAAAAAGGATTTGCCCCTTGCTTATTTATACTGATTCCCGCGCGGAAGTCAAAAAGGATTCACCCCCTCGCATATAATACCGCTCCGGTCCCCATGCTGGAGCAGAGCTCGAGATTCTGGAATCGACTTCCATAATCACCCCGCAGGGATATTGAAAGCGATATTCAATATCGCCGAGCTCGCGGTTCTCAGACTTCTACGCGGACCGATAGCCGATCGCGCTCGAGCGCGCAAGGGGTGTTTCGGCCGGAGCGCCAGAAACCTTGAGCGCCCCGAGGGGCAATTTATTTTGCGTCCGATGCGAGATAATCGTAAAGACCCCTTGCCAGATACCGAAACGTGTGACAAGATCAGATTGTCAATCACAAAGGGGCACATAATGCCGAATAGAGCTCAAGACTGGTTTCTGGCAACCGTCGCGGCCGTCGTCATGGCCGCGGTGGTGTTGGCTATCGCTTCGGGCTGTGCGCCCGTGGCGGTTTCACAGTGTACCACCGACATGGAGTGCGAGGCTTCGTGGCGGTTTCACCACAACTAGAAAGGGGCACCGATGGCCTACCACTACACCGACCAATCGAGGGAAACGGAGCCGAACGCGCTGCCGGACGTCGAGGTTTTTGAGGCTTGTGCGGATTGCGCGCCTAACCTAATCCATTCCGATGATCCAAGTTACCGCGCGGAGGGGTGTAACGCGCGGAGGCTCCGATGGTACTACGCCCACGGCTCCCCCGGCTGCCTCTGGGATTCCGACCCCATCGGCCCCTTCGATACGGAAGCCGAGGCACTCACGGCAGCACGCGAGGCGGCAGGATTCTGCGCGCATGGCATTCCAGACGAGGTGATCTGTGAAGAGTGCCCTGCGCCTGAGCTTTGGGTTCTCAGGGAGACCGGACCCTACGGAGTCGAGAATCCCCGATATTACGCGCACGGAGATAACCCGGCGGATCCTTTGGACACTGCTGTATGGGCGTCGGAAGAGGGCGCGAGGCTGGCCCTAGCCCAAATTAGAATAGCAGACCGACCGGGGTTTATTCGTGGGTTTACGGTTGTCCGCCTCCCCGATGTTGACGCTCGGCGCTGGGGCCAATCAGAAGACTGATCGCCGCAACCTATCCCGGTGGGCTTGCGGGTCCATCGGGATTGTTGGCGGGGATTATCCCGAGTGAGGTGGCACGATGTCAGCTTTCATGGTAGGACGCGAGCACATCTGGGCGATCGTAGACGCGTGGCGCAAGAGTCAAGAGCGAGGCTGGAACAGCGCCCCCGAGTGGGAGACGCTCGCCAAGCTGGGCCAGATGCTCTGGGATGAGAACCGCGCAAGCGTTGAGCACCGCTACCCCGACTGCGAGGGTAATGACCTACCGGGTCCGGTCGGATGCAATTTCACCTATGGAACCCACGAAATCGCAATGGGCAAGCCCAGCTACTCCCCGGTGGAGATCCTCAAGGCTTGCCATTGCCTCGAGTATCAGAGCTGCGAGCATCCTGGGTGGACGGAGTCAGAGGCGCGAGGAGTGCTGGCGGATGTTCGCGAGGCGCAAGAGCGGCTTGTGCCGGGCTACGAGGAAGCCGAGTGGGGGATTCGCGACATCCCGAAGCCCGCTGGCCCGTGTCTGCACAAGGTTCGGTCAATCAGCCAAGGCATGGCTTGCGTTGAGTGCGGCGAGACCGCATCGGTCTAACCCACCACCACCGGCGCGCCGACGTGTATCTGGCGCTCGAGGATGGCTTGAGAGCGGCGATCGGGAGCAGGTCCGCACCGCAGGCACCCTTAATTCAAGGAATTTGCGCGGGCTGGGGCGCTATTCAAGAGGGGCGCGTTTCTTTAACTAGCCGGGACGCTGGGTGGGTGTTCCATGTGGAACACTTGACGTCGGTGGCCCCTTCGCTACACTGCGGTCGTTGATGGGTGCCTGGATACTAGCCGGGCGTGAAGCGCTCGAATTGACGAGGCAGCACCCATGGCGGGCTAGGGACAGCCGGGCGGGAGGTCCAGCGCAAACAGAACAAGCCACCCTGCGGCCGTTGCTCCGTGTCCGCTGTAGGCTTGAGACTGGACCGACGGAGCTTATCCAACCCTGACCCTGTCATATCCAACCCCAAGGTTGGTCTGGGCAACCGTCAACCACGCTCCCGCATCAGCAAATCTGGGCCGCGATCAGTCGGCCCAAACCTTTCACGGATCGCTGTTGGCTCGGGAGCCGCCGGCCTCCACTTGTCGTGGCACTCTTTACAGCGGGGAGCTTCGGGTGTTTCCGGATCGACAATCCGCCCCCCGCAACCCCAACACTTGCTCAGGTGCTTTTCTCTCATGTAAGGATGATAGCACACGTGTCAAGCGGAGCGCCGGGCCGCTACATGTGGCTCCGGAACTGGGCTGACCACTACATGTGGTGGTCGAGTGGGGATCGCCCCGCCAGGCTCCATATGGGCGGGTTGTGCCGTGCGCACTCTACCGCCACAGCGGCCTTGATCTGGTCTGCGACCAGCTTGCAATGACCACAGCGCGCAGTGTGGCTTCGAGGCAACCCCTTGCCCACCGCCTTGGCGATCACGCAGATGCTCACCGCTCTCTGTTCGGGTGTTGGCGCCGTTTCGCTCATCGCTCCTCCCCTTCATCGCTTCATTCGGATGGGCGCATGCAACCGTCAACCGCACGCCCTACCCCGCCCTGAAAACTCCGCCGCCAGCCCATCACCTGGGCCCATACCACCACACCACGAGAGGCGAAAGTCCTGCATCGTACCCACCCTCTCGCCGAGTGTTATTCCACACGTTCAGCGAGTAGGTGAGCAACTACGCGGGGTTACAGCGAAGGCTCTACTTTACAGAATACCCGTTATCGGACATTAATCCGCACGGGGGCGAGCTCGAGGCTGCGAAGGGGGGCCGGGGGGCCTCCCGCCTGCTCCTGCCATAGACAGTCACCAGAACGCGCCGTTGTCTAATAAAAGCCTTAGATTTTGGTGATTTGCATAAAAAAGCAGGTATGCTATGGAGTATCCACAGGAGGTGCGAGATGAATCCCACATCTGGGGAGTTTGTAGGCGACGAACTGGCCGAGACTTGGATGCAACGCATCGCGGTCGGCGAGACTGTCAAGATCAAGGGCGAAGAGTTGGAGGTTGTGTCGATCGGCCCGCGCGAAATTACTCTGAAGTTGCTCAGCCAGGGGGATCGGGATGCGAAGGCAATGAGGGCGGCGCTTGACGACAGGCTGTCCTCGCTCATCCCCCCCGACGCCTAGGGGGTGCGGTAGTAGACAGTCCCACCCACTCGCAATATCGCCTAAAAAATGGTAGTTTTTTGGTAAAAAGGCGAGCGCTGCTGGTAGTTTGGAGCGCTATGAGGGGTCTTCGCGGATAGCGGCAGCGATCCGGTTACTACACTGGGCCCATGCTGACTTGATGTGCTTCTGGTAGAACTTCTCTCGCTGAATGGTGGGGCTTGGAAGCTTGTGCCAGGAACGCCCCTCCTCCGCCACCCCCGCACACCGCTCGCGTTCGGCGAGGACGGCCTCGAGGTGATCGTCGTACGTGACCCACGAGCCGCCCGCCTCCTCATCCATCCCCTCGGGGCACAGTTCATGGCGAGTAATGCCGGTCTTCGGATCGCTCATCGTTCCTCCTTCCGCCAAAAAGGCGAGCGCAATCGCTGATGTTGGATAGGTAACGAAGCCCCCGCCCCGCAGGCGCTCTATACGGGTTCGCCTTCTGGGGGCTCCGCTGGCCTCCCCGGCATTGCTGCGGCTCACAGCGCCCGGGGTTGTGCTCTCTCTGACCAAGAAGCGCCCCCTGGGTGAGCTACTCCCAGGGGGTCTTTAAGCCGGTCGCGCACCAGCTCTTTGCGCGGCGTGAGCGGGAGCAGGCTCCGGTGCAGCGTGACGGTTGCACCACGGCAGGGCCGCGCTGAGGGCTCTCTGTCGGCTGCGGGGCTTGCTCAAGGTGCAACTTTCCCTACGATTCGGTTGTAGTAGCGCACACTTGAGTGTTCCGCAAGGGGTTTTGGAAGACGCCGACCTGTTTTTAGCCGCAGCGCACAGCCAGATAGGTGAGCATGATGAGGGCCCCGATGGCGGCGCCTACCAAGGCGACTGCGAAATAGTGGCTCACTTGCGCGCCCTTCTCTGGCGGTCCTCGCGCTCGAGCAGCCAGATCATCCAGCAAACCCAGACGCCCCAGAGAAAGCCGGCCCAGAATTCGCTCACTTGCGCCTCATCAATCCAACTCGCCCATCCGCGCGTACCGGAGCATGTCTGCGGCGAGATCATCCATCCGCTCCTTGCGTGGCGCGTGCCAGCAGGGCCAGGCCGCATGACAGGTGCCGCATGTGCGGTTCTGTTGTTCTCGGTGGCCATCGCGGCGTGAATAGGAAACCTTCTGCCCCGCCACGATTTGGACCGGGGGGTCGAAATCCACCCGGACGTCGCCGGCCTCGTAGGAGTGCAGCAACCCCCCGAACCGCCCCTGCCGGCCCAGGCGGACATCACCGCCGCCCTTGGCCGCGGCCATCCCGCCCACGGCAGCGATCAGCGCGGGGCCCAGGAACTTCAGGAAATCACGGCGCTTCATAGAACGGCATCCATATCCAGCTCGGCTCCACTTCGCCACCCTTGACTATTTCGCTCAGCCACGTGGTGCCCGGCTCCGGCGTTGAGCAGTATACGTAGCCGGCGTCGTCGACGACCCCTACGTCCCATCCGCTGATTCTGGTCCACACCGGCTTACTGCGGGTCGCCGCCTTTATCCCCAACGCCCCCGCCACCGCCGCAATCGGCGCCATCCCGAGGAGCTTCAAGAAGCCGCGGCGTTCGATCACGGCGCCCTCAATCGAAACTCACGCATTGTCCCCGCGGCCCCGGATTCATGCAGATGCAGGCCGAGTTGGAGCACGCGGCGGTGCTGTAGCAGACGGTGGGCAGGCAACTTGTGACCCCCTCGCAGTGCGCGGGTGACGTGCTGGCGGCGAAGTGGATAGCTGCGAAGGCGATGAACGCCAACGTGCCGATGATCGTGGTTCTCATGGGGTTTCCTCCTAGCGGGATGTTGGAGGTCGCCGGGGTATCCCCCTTAGCGTGATTCCGGCGGCGCGCCCGCGCTTATCTGGGACTGTTCGCGGATTACGCCTAGACACAGAATAGACCGTACCCAGCGGCCCCGTGTCTTCCATTCGGCTACTGTTCCGCCCCGCACGCCGCGACCTCCAACACCCCGTCCATAGCACGCTCACCGCGGCTGTCAATACGTGTATTGACACGCCGACAGAGTGGGTAAATCTTTTCCCACCTTGGATCCGATTACCCAAAAGAGACAATTATTTTCCCACAGGGGTTGACGACCCCACACAGCACGGTATCTACTCAGGAACCTGCCTATTTTTTAGGCACAGGGGGACAATCTCATGGCGATCCGCCTTCTCGAGAAGTCCAGACAAGCACACGCAGATGCCATCGAGGCGCCGGAGGTCTTCTGGCAGCACACCTCGGGGGGTAACGACTCGCTCGACTTCGCGGAGCAGACCATCCGTGACGGGAACCTTTCCCCGAAAGAGCTTCACCGCGCCCGGCTGCGGCTGCCACCCGTCGGCCCCGGAACCACTGGCCAGCGGGTCAAGATGATCGACAGACTTCTAAAGAGCCTCGAGCGAGAGGCCGGACACTAAGGGAGGGCCTGATTTGGCCGCCAGGATTACCACCACAACGGACGACCAGTACATCCAGCCGCGCGGGTACGTTCTTTCCAATGCCGGGCCGACCACGGGCCCATTTGTATCGACGGACACCGTGCAGGCCGGGCCCGCAGGCGCCGGCAAGGTCGTGCTTCCCACGGCGAACCTGACCCTCACGATGATTCCGGTCAACGCAATCACTTCGGGAGACACGCTCGTAACCCGCCTTCCCAGCCTGGTAGCGGTGGCGTGGCAGTCGGACGACGTGTCGCATGACGAGGCGTCAGTCTGGGTGAGCGACATCGCCACCGGGACCGTGGAGTTCGTCAACGGCCAAGCGGCTGCCGAAGGCACCCTCTGGTGCCTACACGGGTCTGGACACACAGAAGGCCCCTAGCCGTTGCCCATCCTCGGTGAAATCCCCGCAACCCCCATCCTCCCGAAGCCCGCGGTCTTCGAGGCGATGGGGTACGAGATGTTCGCCGACGAGGTGAAGGCGTTTCACGAGTCCGAGGCGCACACCCGGATCGTCGCGGCGCCCGCGCGCTCAGGCAAGAGCTACTCGGCGGCCCCTGAGGTCGTCCACCGCGCGATGCCGCACCGCCCGCTGGTGAGTTCGCTGCAATGGCTGATCGGGACCACCTTCGAGACGAACAAGGAGTGGTCCTACGTCTGGGAGAAACTCATCGACGAGCGCGAGCGGTGGACGATGGGGGGTAAGACCCTCAACATCGAGAAGGCCCAGAACAACCCGCAGAACGGCAACATGCTCATCGTGATCGACTGGGGCAGAGGCCCATACGGCCGCGCGAAGGCGATCATTGAGGGCAAGTCGTCCACGAATGAGAAGGCCCTACAGGGCGAGCACGTCACCCAGTGGGTGCAGTCTGAGGCCGCAGACCACGACCGCCGGGTCTGGGAGAAGTACGGCGCCCAGCGCTCGACGTGGGCCATCTTCCCGACCACCCCGAAGCCGGGCGCCGAGTGGCTGCGCGATCTGGTCGAGATGGGGGAGAAAGACCCCAGCCTGTCAATCGACTCGTTCACCTACCCGCCGCACGCCAACCCGCTCTACGACCACGCGCTGTTCGTGCGCGAGAAGAAAAAGGCCGCCAACCGCAGCCCCACGGGTCGCGCCGAAGACGACCCCTACTTCGCCGAGCAGTTCTTGGGCCACTGGGTCTACTACACCGGCATGGTGCTCCCGTTTGGCGCGCAAAACCGCGTCCAGATGGACGACGCTTGGCTCGAAAGCTGCCAAATCTACATCTCGTGCGACTACGGCTACTCCGACGCCTGCGTGGCGCTGTTCTGGGCGCTCATGCCGTCGGGCGCCTTTCTCCTCTACGATGAAATCTACAGCCGCAAGATGCTGACCCACGAGTTCGTCGAGCAGATCGCGAAGAAGCTCGAGGGCCACGAGAGCCAACTTGTCTACGCCACAGGCGACCCGAAACAGCCGCAGGTAGCCGACTACATGAACCGCTACGGCTTGAACGTCATCGACGTCGACAAGAAGGCGCAGGCCGACCGCGCTGTGGGCCACCGCCGGCTCGTGGACCTGATGAGCGTCGATCCCGGCACCAACCACCCGATGCTCTTTGTCGCCGAGGACCGCTGCCCCAAGACCGTCACCGAGTGGAAGCACCTACGCTACCGCGAGAAGATGTCCGACGAGTACGGCGCGTCGGCGTTTGACGCGAAGTGCGACGACCACGCCTACGACGCGGCGCGGTACTTCGCGATGACGCGCCCGACGACCGCCCGTGAGGCTCCCGGGCGCGACTGGCTCGCCGAGGCGCAACGCACCAAGCGGGCCGAGCGCGGCGTCACCTACGCCGGCACGCGCGGCATGGGCCGCTGGCACCGCTCCCGGCCATCGACCATCGCGAGGGCCATGTGACGTTCTCTGGCTTCAAGGGTGTCTGCCTGTGACGCTCTCCAAAGCCCAATACAAGCTCTGGCAAGACCGCCTCCGCTTCGCCAAGGGCGTGTGGACGGACAAGGGTTTGATCGGCGATGGCGAGTCGACCATGCGCCTGCTGATCGAGTTGAACCGCGGCGACCAGTGGAGGCGCGCGGGGAAGGTGTTTGGCCCCGCATTGCGGGAAGAGTTCTACGCCACCGCAAACCGGGTCTTTCCGATCGCCAACTCGATCAAGGGCGACGTCGCCGCGCGCAACCCGCGCGTGCAGATGTTCCCGAACCAGCCCGAAGCCACAAGGATGGCCGCGCCGGTCGAGCACCTCATCAACTACGACATTCGAGAGCTGAACTTCAAGCGACAGACCAACCGCGCGCTCGACCACCACCTCTTCGGGCCGTTTGGCATCGTCCGGCACGGGTTCACGCCATCAGCAGAGTTTGAGACAGAGGGCAGCGAAAAGACCCGCCCGCGCAGGATGCAGACCTATCGGCCCGCGAAGCCTGACCGGCCGTGGATCAAGGCCGTGGAGCCGTGGAACGTGCTGATAGACCCGACGCAAAGTTCGTTCCACGTTGACGACGGCATGTGGTGGGTGGCCTTCCGCGACATCATGTGGCTGGAAGACATCAAAGACAATCCGAACATGATTACGCGGGAAAACCTCGGCGAGTACGCGGGCAACGTCAAGCCCGACTGGGTGCCAAAGACCGAGGAGTTCGACAACAACGTCGACCCCGACAAGGAGAACTACGTCGAGGTCTACACGGTCTTCGAGTCGCGCGAGCGAACGTGGTTTCAGATCACGCTGGACGGGCTCGATAAGACATTGCGCGAACAGGACGACTGGCCGATCGACTGGGAGACGCTGCCGGTTTCCATCTTCCAAGCCAACGAGCAGATGGACACGCCGTTTTCAATGGCGATCATGGATGAGATCGCGCCGCTTCAACTTGAGATGAACCGGCTGCGGACGATGATGGGGCAGTTGGTGTTCCGGCTGATCCAGACGGTTGGCGTCAACAAGAACAAGATCGACGCGAACGAACTGACCAAACTCGAAACCGCAGAGATCCACGAACTGATCCAATTCAACGTCGACCCTAAGGACGCCCTCGCGATTGTGAGTTCCGGCACCTTCCCGGGCCAAGAACTGCTCCAATTCCACGCGCTGCTCGACGAAGACATGCGCCAAGTCTCCGGCCAGGGCAAGATGGGTCGCGCCGAGCGGATCAACGTTGAGTCGGCAACCGAGGCTGCCAACGTGCAGCGCGGCCAAGACGTGAACACCGCCCGGATCGCCGACGCCTACGAGGACTTCAGCGGGGACGTCATCCGGCTCTACATGCAGGGCCGGCGCGCGACGATGGAAGAGACGGGCGACGAGTTGGTCCGCATCGTGGGCGCGATTGACGCCGACGGGATGCAGCAGTGGGGCAGGGTGACTCCGGGGGATCTCCACGGCGACTACGAGCTCCAGGTGGTTCACGGCAGCACGCGCAAGCGCGACAAGGCCGCTGAGGCGCAGGCCGCCGCAGCGCACCTTCAGGTAGCAGCCTCGATGCCCCAGCAGTTCAAGGTCGACGTGGCCGCGCGGGACTACCTCTTGGCGCTTGGCAAGTCGCCCGAGCAGCACTTGACCAAGCAGTCGCTTGTCGCTGCCGCGGTGATGACGCTCGACGCGATTCGCCGCGACGCCGCGAGTGGCGAGGCCGGCGAAGAGGGCGCGGCCAACCAGGGCTTCGATGCCAACGCCGCCACGCTGGTCGGCGCAACGCCAGATCAAGCACCCACGGGCACCAACGGCGCGGGAGGCGCGTAATGGCCCACCAAATCCGAGACCTCTACTGCGTCGACTGCGACGAGCCGGTCTTCGGC